TCCAATGTTTATGTAAAAAACACCCTAAGTTTAGGAAACAAACTTGTACAATATAGCAACACCGGAACCGGTATCTCAGATATTGCTAAAGGTGCTTTATATTTGATTGTTATTGGAAGCAATAGTAGCGCTGATATAATTGGCAATTATAACGTTAGATTTAAAGATATTTAAATATAATGACTTGTTCCTTTCTACCCCCCGCGGGGGGCTGGTCCCTCCCCTGGAGGGCCCCTTGTTGTATAGAAAGTTGCCCTGCGGGGCGATTACAGTGTGCGTGGGCCCCGACGGAGGTCTCCTAACCGACATCGCTGCGCTCAGTCTCGTCGACTCCGGGTGCCCAGGAATATTGCTATTTAAAGAATTATATTTTGTCCTAAAAATTTTTCGATCACTACAAATCTACGTTTTAGTGCATCTACTGTTTCTTGGTCAGTCCAAATTTCTTCAATCTTATATTGCGATGTAACAAAAAACTTTTTTGGTCTAATTTTAAGCGATCCTCCCTTGTTTTCTCCAATGAAGGGATAGCAGTCTGCCCAATGTTTGAGTTTCCCTCCGAGGGCAACATCAAATCTATCGACGTCATCAAGCAAGACAACCTCTTCTCGTTGATAACCGTCCCACCAATTGTTTCTTGGTTTGGGGTAGAGGTCGGGGTACGCGTCAAGGACGGCTCTGGACTTTCCCGCTCCGGAAAGACCATGTATCCAGATCCCACAAGGTGCATCAAGTCGTCCAACTGCGGGCATGAAATCTTTTTCAATACGTCGTAAGGAGGAGTACAGTCTAACTCTGATGTCTGCATCGACTGATTCAATTTCTCCAGCTTTGGCAAAATCCCAAGCACTCTGGTAACGAGCTTGTTCCATAGCACCCTTGTCAGCTGGGTCGAGAGGTTTATCTCCACGTTCATAAACATGCTCATTTGCACGTTCATCCACGGCGCGAGTTTTTCGACAGTACTCCACGTTCTGAGTTGGGGTCCCCCTGGCATTGGAGAGGTGACAACTAGGAAAGAGTCCCATAACTGTAGTTGGACGTTTAGCAGCTGCAAACATAACATATCCTTGAAGATGTGGTGTTCCTGTATTTGGAGCCAGCTCTTCACCAGCAATGATGTAGCGACATTCAATTGCATCGAGTGTAGATCGATAATCATCAGGATAGTTGTTCCAAGTGAAGCACCAGCCCCGGCCTCGTTTAAGTCCTCTTGGTACTCTGGTAATTCGTTGTTCATTGGCAGTTTCTGAGTCAGACATGAATTTTCACAAAATCATGCCCGCCTTTTATATTTTTTCCATTACAAAATGATAAATTCTTGGATCGGGTCCGAAGCGGGGGTAAATTTTTTTAATTTACCCGTGCGGGGTAAAGGGGGTGGTACAGCTGGCGGTGGTACACTAGGTCTAGGGTAATAATGGGCAAGCCCCCCTAGACCTATATCAGTTTCTTCGAACCTGTGGGACTGATTATATGGTATAAAATGACAGCCCATTAAAATGCTTTTAAAAAAAATACTATTTTGTTTAAGAGCCATAATACTTTTATTAATTATTCTACCAATTATTATTATATTTCAATAATGCCTCCTTACGCAAGCGGTTTAAAAAGAAAACGTCCTTCAAAAATGTTCTCCTCAAAGCCCTCTAATAAGAGATGGAAGGTCTCGAGTTCCACTCTTACTAAGGCTATTATGAGAAACACTGAATTAAAGGCCTCAAATATTGTTGTCTCAACATCAATTTCTTCAACCGGTGCTTTATCATTATTAAATGGAATTGGAACAGGAAATGATATTAATCAAAGAAATGGAAGAGAAATACGTTTAAATGAAGTAGATCTTCAATACCGAGTTACTCCAAACGCTGGTTTAAACGGTTATGGATTTTATCAAGTGTGGATTGTTTATGATACATCACCAAACGGTGTTTTACCCGTTTTCGGAGATATATTCACAAACGTAAGTTCTCAAACTTCTCAGAGAATTGATCAAATGTGGAGATTTAAAATCTTAAGTCATAGAACCCATGGAATGCTTAGAGACACTACTAGTTTTCTAGAGGAAGGTTCCAATGTTTATGTAAAAAACACCCTAAGTTTAGGAAACAAACTTGTACAATATAGCAACACCGGAACCGGTATCTCAGATATTGCTAAAGGTGCTTTATATTTGATTGTTATTGGAAGCA